GAAGAAAGACGATGTGCAGTTGCGCCCTGCGTGCATTGCGGCGAGCGACCGAATTCGTTTCCTGAGCGCGCGCGTGTCCGCCTTGAAAAGCCAAGCTCATAGCACCTTGCCTGCCAGCCATCCAAAGGAGGGTGTATTGCATGTCATGCACTACGACTTCCTCAGTTGCCATTACACGGAGAAGCTGCAAAAGTTTACGACGTCTAAACGTGGAGGTCACTTGCACCATGGTCACGCAGTTGATGTTGAAACGCGGAACACCACTCGGGTGGCTGCTCTCGGCCACTACCATTTCTACTCCACAACGTGGGAAGCGATGATGGTATCCCTACCTGGAGAGGACTACCTCGTAAACAGGGCCCACTTCGATCGTGCCACCATACGTAGACTCAAGGAAATCCTCATTTCCACCCATGGCCGGCTTACTTGGGTTTCCCCGCGCAAGACCCTCTAAATACCCATGACCAGGTGCTCCCCAGCGATCGGGAAGGACCCTAAAAAGGGGTCTACGTCCATTCCACGGGGAAAGACAAAATCCCGGAAATACCTTGATTTTATGAGGTATTTCTGGGAGTGAGAAAATCCTGTATTTAAGCGGGTTTTAGAAGAATCGTCAATCCGGTAAAACTCTACTCCGGAACCAATGTAGAGTCGTTCATCCTATCTATCACATGAAACGTAAACCCAAAACCCTCAATGCGAGAGAGCGCAAACTCCAAGCCGAGTGGGAAGCCATTATCAAGAAACACTCCAAACCACTGGAGCGTGGTGCTATTTCCAAAGGTGTTCAGGTGGGTCCTCTCAAGAAAGCCACTGTGGTACCTACCTTGGGGATTGGCCCACGGGAAGGCAGTGACGTGAATCAACACGCTTCACTTGGGGCACCCTCGGGTTCCGCTACAGTCGCTGCCTCCAAGGTGTACACTGGGGACCAGATCGTCGGCATCGCTACGATGCACAAATCCAACCTGGTGCCAATCTTTTCCCAGGAGGATGCAGTCAGCATCGCTAAGATGAGGAGAGGATGATGGCCTACACGAAACGCTACCAAAAGAAGACTCCGTTCGGAAAAACAGTAAAACCTAAAAAGAAGGTCGAGTTTGTACCTCCGATGAAGTTCCGGTTCTTTCTATGGCAGGTACCTGAAGGAGAAAAACTCCCAGTCGATACAGACGAACAGTTGGAACGCGTGAAGCTGGCGTCTAAGAACAAGGAGCTCCATGCGTGCTTGTTCAGTGCCCTACCGGTCTGGCCAAGGACTTACGTGTTCCGAGTTGAGGCCTGGGACGATGGTACCCGAGTGGTGGAGCGGATAGCCAAAACCACCAAATCCGACTTTGGCAATGTCCACTATGGACATTGTGTCCAGTTTAAATGGACTCTGTAATCATGCACTACCCAACTGACCAAGAACTCCGAGACTACTACCGACGATCAGGTGTACCTGACCCCACCGCGCAAGGACACCCCACCAATGAGGAGATCGACCGTTATTTCAAAGCACGCGGTGGATGGATCGTGTCCACCTCGCTCACAGTGCCCGTCAGCTTCACTGTGGTGAAGCTCGGCCTCAGTACTATTTCGAAAGAACAGTACCACTTCAGCACCAAAGAGTGGGCCTACACCTGCGCCCTGCTGTTCAATCGGCTGGACTATGCGATGCTGGACTACTTGGTTCAGATATCTGAGGCCGATACCCTCACGACCGTAACAGGTGACTACTTGTTGACTGGGTACTCAGACGGTTACTCAGCAGGGTTGTCTTCAAGTTCGCTGTACTCCATGACCCAGGTGTTCGCCCTAGGTGAGATAGAACTACGTAAAGAGGCCGTCCGAAATATTGGAGTGGCGCATCAGCTGCTACTGCGTGCCACGTGGTGGCTTATGTGTCCTGTGGAGTACAGATTCGAGGTATCTGCTGAGGAACTGCTCAAAAATAGAGTGGCAAGTTGGAAGAGCGTCTCCTTATCCTTCTTGAAAAGCGTTCCCACATGGATCAAGAAGCTTGCCCTCGCCATCTTGTATGGCGAAGAGGGGAGGAAGTCATGAGGCTGGCCACCAGGAAACGACTGGACAAAGCAATGCAGTTGTCCATACCTGCCACTCTGCTACTAGTGATTGGCGTTGGCCTGTTCCTAGGTAACAGAGCTCAGCGCAAGACTGTTCAGCAAGCTCAAGCAGTAGAAGCACGGGTGTCTGGAGTCTCTTGCGAGATACCAGATAGGCTGATAGCTATGAAGCCTGCGCTGCAGGATCAATGGTCGGTTATCGTTATGGATACGGAAGAAGTTTTCCGGAGCTCAGAACTATGCACAGCAGTAAAAGAAGCAGCCGAACGCCTCAAACACCTGGAAAGGGTGGGGGCGCTAAAGAAGAAATCTCGGTGATTGTCCCGGTTCAAGTTAACCGAGGGGAAGTCTTAAAAGACTATGTCGGGCAGTCCATTCAAGAGATACGAGATAACTTCCGGACGCGAAAGAAGCAATCTCTGGACCAAGAGGTCCTGACAGGTAACATTGCCCTGTATAGAGGGAAAATCCTAAGGTGAACGTGCAATGGGCCGGGTGGCATGAAGTCACCCGGCCCATTGACCATTTTAGACCAGTTCGTCTTCCCCGCTGAGCCAATCCTCGATGAGGCCAGCGTCTAGGTCAAACTCCTCCACTAGCTCGTCAGTGGAGGCCTCAATACCGTTGGAGGTCCTCTTTGCGAGGAACACCGGCAGCGGCAGGTTGTAGTAACGGAAGAACTCCACCTGAGCCGCGAAGTCGATATACGAGGCGATAGCCGTAGTAGCAGTGATCGTTGCGGACCCGTCGGAACTGCGGCGAACGTGGTTCAAGGCTTTCCCAACCTCGATCGCGATCTCCTTAAAGTAGCGGATAGCCTCCGCAGAGTTATCCATACTGGTCTTCTTGGCATACAGCTGCTCAGCTGCTTCCTTGAAGATAGTGGTACCACGCAGAGTACGGAGCTTGTGAACCGTAGCCTGCCCTGCGCCTAGAGCGCGGAACACCTTATTCACAACATTGGGTGGTAGTTGAACCCGTGAACCATTCTTTTGCTGATAGGTGAAGAGAGGTTCTGAAGGTTTCTTCCCTTTGGCCAAGGAAGTAACTGCCGCAATCACCATCTTGGACACGGCATCCGTTGCTTTGTATACGTGCTTAGTGTTGACCCCGTCCTTCCCCTTGTACTTCATCACGAACCCCTTGGGTTGAATCGTGATCTGCTTGCACAGCAGAGTACCCAGACCATAAGTAGGCTCGCCACCAGCTGCGTTGCCCTTAGAACCGATACGGGCACTGAACGTATACAGCAGTTCTAGCACAACAGCGGCCACTGTCTGCGGCACATCTTCACCGAACCCCTTGATGCCTTGCACCCAACGAGAGCGGATGCCATCAATCTTACCCACTAGATCATCAACGATACCAAACTTTTTCTGGCGCTTTTCCATGACCGTGGACTGGCGATAAAAATAGTTTGCACCCTCACCAGTCGGGCGAATTGCCTGGAATACCCAGTCACCCCGACCCTCTTCGTTCATGAGAACTTTGGGGAACATCACCTTAGAAGGCAGACCACCCGCGATGAGCTCACCGTCTGTGGTATAGACTTTACCCACCGCATCGATCTTCCCAGTGAACCCACTAGGCATGGTGCTCTCGATACCAGACTTCTTAAAGAAAGCTTCCAGGTCCGTGAAGTCTACCATGCGTGCGCCAGAGTCCCGAACGAACTGAGCCATAGCCTGCTTCCAGTTGTCGTTGAAAGAGCGGCGTAGTTGCAGATACTCCTTGTAGAGCTCCGGGTACTTTGACTTGGCGGCTGCCGACTGCTCCAGAGTAAGCATGATAGACCCAGATCGCTTACCAGTCAAGGTGCTGACCAAGCTCTCCAAGGCAGTACGCATAGGGGCTTGAGACTTCACCTTCTTGGAGAACATGCTAGGCACCCAGGAAGGGAAGGCCGCATGGTTGGAGTTAGTCTCCAACACTTTCCAGGCATTTTCGTTCCCGGCACGCATCCAGAAGCTCATGCCGCGCAAGATAGCCACAGAAACCGGAGTCGACTTAGGGTCCTTGCTGTACTCGGCCACAAACTCCTTCAGGCTTTGACCTAGAGGGGGCAGCTTGAAGGATTTGCCACGAGCCACTTCGGCGACTGCTTCTTTCAGGTAGGTGATCTCGTCAAACCATGGGCGGAGCTCTGCGTCGAGCGCGGCTTCTTTGATTTCACGAGACCTGTTTCCCATAGATGCCCCTAGGATTGCGTAGAGGCCAATGATGAGAGTCTTGATAGATTTCTTAGTTTCAGGCATAGATTACCAACTTGTTGACACAGAAGTAGAAATAACCGGCCTCTCTATCACAGGGCTCTGAACTATCGAAGTATCTGGGATACCACTCAAGCAGCTGCTGGTGATAGAGAACGGTGGAGAATTGGTGGCGTTCGAGTACGTGAGACCTGTGTTGTCCGTGATCTGGAACTCCAGCTTCAAGGTGCTAGACGTAGGCTGCGTCGCATACAGTTCAAACAGAACGTATCCGGTATCTGTTTCGGTGCCTGGGGCAGTGGGCACGGGGAGCATGTGGGACCACATCTTTTGGCGCGATTCAAACGCACCGTAGAAGCCGCAGTTACCTTCGTCTGCAATCACCCCATCACCCACGTCGCATTGGATACGCAGAGAACCTGTGGACTCCGACTTGAGAGCAGCCATTCGAATGATGCCTAGTTGAGCGAGACGCCAACGTTGCAAGGTCTGCACCATGTTGTCTTCGTTCATCTCGATAGAGAACCCAATCCAACCACCAGAGTTGAAGAAAGCTTTGGCAGCATCCTCACTAGAGAAGGTGACGTCCACATCATGGTGAATCTGGACATAGCTGGAGGACCGAGTAACCACAGAAGCAACTTCGCTTTCTGTACGGTCCATAGGGATCTGATTTGGTGTGGAGCCCCGGATCTGTCGGACCAGGTTGACTAGAGTGGAATACTGAACAAGCTGAGACGCCAGGTCGGTGGACCAGTCGTGCTGCAAGGTGTTCAAAGGGAAATCGTTCGGGATACGCAGTAGAGAGGCAGCCCTAGAAACCCGGTCTACCAGCAGAGGCCAATCAGTAGGTGGCAGGCCCGGTGCAGCCATTGGAATCTCTGTCTGCCCCCACCCACGCATCGTATCCAGAGAGGTCCCGGAGGGAGGACCCACTGTTAAATTAACCATGGTTGCCAATTGGTTGTAGTCCGCTGCGGTGAGGTTCGGGGCACTGAACGAAGGTGAATCCGCCTTGAAGATTTCGATAGCCTCACCCACAGGGCGTTCTACAGTCGGGTAGGAGAGCTGAGCTTCATCCCCAATGAATCCTAGCACGGCACGGATGTCGCCATTCTGGAACTGAATCAGGTACTGACGAGTGAGAGCAGAACCCAACGTAGAGAAAGCGGCCGAACGAATGGTGGTGGTCGTAGACTCTGTGATAGTGTCGATGGTTAGTAGGCTGTGCTTGCCAATGGACCAGCGGTTCGAGTTAGATTTCCACAGCATAGGGCTTTCACCCCAGGGAGTTGGTTCATGAACGATCGCTGCATTCGGACTACCTGGCATCAGAGAAGGAGCGCTCAGCAAGGAGAAGTCCGCCACCTCAAGCAGCTGATTCTGTGAGGAAGTATTGATCATGAACAGCGCAGGTGCTTGCGTAAACTTTAGCACCGCAGTGAACCGCCAAGTGTTAGGGATACCAGCGACGGTGCCCACGAGCTTCTGCTGGGGTTTGCCGAAAGAAGCCCGCGCAAATAGCACCCCGTCAGGCATGTAGAGACCAATCTCTCCAAACTCGAATGGGCCAACGTTTGCAGGTAGTTCGCAGCGGATACCAATGGTGTCGGTATCCAGACGTGAGTAGCTTGACGGAGGCGCCGAATACAGAGTGCCTCCTTTGAGGTCCGTATCAAAGACGTCCGCTGGGGTTGCGTAGTCCGTACCAATACGGAATTCAACAATGTTGACCCAAGGGCCTGTAGGGGAAGCGGCAGAAGCGGCTGCGTTGCCGACAGAGGTGATAACAAACTGTGACATAAAAATCCTGATTAATCCGTAGTGTCCATAGTGACTGGAGTGTCGTCCACATCGACGGGAGTACCGTCCACCACCACATCCTGTATGGGGGCTTCGATAATCTCAGTGGTACCAGACAGCGCAACGTCTACCTCGACGTACAAGCCGACGGCATAGGAGGCCGAACCAACGAAACCCGGGAAGGTCTGGTTCGCTTCGTTGTTCTGAGCCACCGCAAGGAACAGATCCAAGGCGATTGAACCAACGACAATGTTGTAGTTGGCTAGAGCATAGAACAGAGACAACAGGGTCCCTAGTGGAATACCTGGGACTGACTCGGGGTCGTAGGCAAACTGCACATGAGAAGTCGGATACCAAGTACCACCTTCGTACACCGGCTGACCGATGTCCGAACTACCTTCAACTAAGAAGGTCTCGTAGTCCTCAGTCCACATCACATTTATAGAAATGGGGACATTCAGGACATAGGAGATGAAGTCTACCACCTTGGTAGTACCCTTCTGGTACCAATACGCCGACAACTCCCTCTGTAGACGTTCATAGTGTTCGGGAAAGAACTTGTCTGACTCAGGAATACGCATTCCCGACATGGAGATCGTTTGGATGCGGGTCTCTCGGTCAAAGGTGTTAAGGGCCGACTCCGAGATGATCTTACCAGCTGCCGCCTCTTCCAAAACCTCCGGAGTAAGTAGATGCTTCTCTCGAATCTGAGATAACCACTGGACTGGGTCATCGATTTTGGTTTTGAAGACAAAATCGATGGCGTCCATCAGGTCCCTCCAAGGTTCCCCTTGGAGGTAGTTTGGTAACAGTATGGAACGAGGTATGCTCATGAGCGCGCCTGGCGAGTCGAGTAGTAGACAGATATGCTGGAGCTGTTCAGCACTGCATACTGAGCTTGGACGGTGCTCTGTGGGGGTACAGGATCACCCGGAAGAACAGTACCTGCATCCGTGTAGGAAGTCCCCGAGGTGATCGTTGCCAGCACTCCGGTGCCCGTGGAACTACGACCGTACACTACGTAGTGAATAGCACCAGGGACCGGATCCCACGACAGATTGATAGAGGAGTTCGGGGTAGTGAGCTGGATGTATTCGTAGTTCTTTACCGTGACGAACCCTGAAGGGGTCTGCACTGCCACACCGTAAACGTAGAAGTCTGGTTGCAAGGTGCCAACGTGTTCCGTTATCGACAGACTTGGAGCCTTCACAGACTCCGAGCTGAAGATCAAATCATCGGACGGGGAGTCTATCTCAAAATACTCAATGGACGGATCGGAGTCCCGTATTGCCTTCTGGATGTCTGAGATATAGAAGTCATACCCCAAGCTACCGTGGCGCAGTTCGAACAGAGTGGTGAGGGCCGCTTCTACATTGAGCTTGACCTGACCAGTGTCTGCCCAGTTGTAGCAGTAGATCTTGGCAGCGATGTTTACGGGCACTGGGGCGGCAGACTCCAGGAAGAACCTAGGTGCAACCATCGTGTGCTCTTGCATGTAAGCGAGGAACGCATCCTTCTGAGTCTGATTCCATGCAGATGAGGTCAGCAAGATGATGCGGATGAGGTTCATCCACTCCAAGGCGCGGGGGTTGCTCTCCCGTTGAGAGAACACCTGAGCATCGGTCACGCCTGGGTAGCTCAGGGCAAGTTGCAGGTGCTGTGACTTGGTGACAGCAGACCCAAACGAGCCAAAGTTAGGTGCCGCGATGTTCTTGTACAAGAGGGCAGGCTTCTGATCCGTACCGCCAGAAGGCTCCGAGGTGAAAGTACCTTTCACTGTGGTGAAGCTGGAGGTGAAGACATCTTTTGCTTGAAGGGACCTGCTGTTGGTGGCAGCACCTTCCGTGATCACATAAGTGATCTCTACGACGTCGGTGGTCCCTGGCCGGCTACCGTAGAAGCCAGTACCAAACTGGATAGCCAAGCGACCATCGGGTAGAGTGCGGTCGAGGAACCCTTCCTGGAATTTCAGTGACCATACCCCATCAGTGACGCGTAGAGCCTGCGATCGGTTAAGGATTACACGAACATCAGTGTCAGAAACCTGGAACCCTGCTTCCGCGCTAAAGTACAACTGGTAGTCTTCGGACAGGCCAGGTGTCGTAGTCTTCACCACGGTGCCTTGATACAAGGTGGCAGTAACTGGTGCGGTACCATTGAACTGCAAAGCTTCCCGGTTAAAGAAGAAGTGTCCGCCACCTTCGAACTGAGTGTACGCAGGCACAGAGACTGCGCTTACCGAGTTCAGTTCAACCGTGATGTGGGCTGGGGACTTCCTGCCGATGCGTACCCCTTGGAAGTCCGCCAATGCATAGATGGCTCGATCGGAGACTGCAGTCTCGGGGATAGCTTCCTGACGGGCACGGCGGATCTTAGCTTGGTCCAGTGCTCCGACTGCGGCAATCGTTTCTAGCAAGGTTTGCCCTACTGAACTGTCTACGTTGCCTCGCCAAGAGTCTTTCTGGCGCAAAAAGTTTTCTAGCTGGGCTTTCAGATCATCTGGATCGGGCCGAATATTGGATAGAGATAGAGTTGCCATTAGAAGCCTGAGGGTTTGAGGTTGAAGACAGCGGAGCCTGTAGCTTCGGTAGCTAGAACGCGGTAGTTGATAGTGATTCGATAGCGAGCATTGCGTCTATCCGTCATCACACTGACATCCGAGGCAGTGACCCGCACTCGGTCCTCCCATTTGCTGATAGCTTGAAGAAGACTCTGTTTTATCTTAGCAGCAGTTACGTGGTCTAGAGGCTCCTGCAGAAAGTTGTAGGTCTGACTACCGAAGGTCTGGTTGAAAATCCGGGATTTACAGCCGACATACCCTAGGATCAAATTCCCCAGAGACTGGCGTACGGAGGCTTCATCGAACACCACGTCTCCGTATTGACCGTCGAACGGAGACTGGTTAACATCGATCGAATAGGCCCGTTCTTTCTTGGTGAAGATGAAGGTCGCTGGTAAAGTAGATGTAGCCATCTTAGTTCCAATCGATTCTAGGTGCGATTAGTTGGATGTGGGTATCGGACTTCAGGGTCATCTCTCCAACACTGTGGGCAGTTAACGTTGTGGGAGTGTAGACCGTGATGTTCCCTTCCGGGTCGAAGAATACGTTGGCGCCGGACTTGTGCCGGAACTCAACCGTCTCCTGACCGGAGGTGTAGTCTAGGATCAACTTGTTGCCTGCAGGGTCTCGCCACCCACGTCGCTTAGGGTAGTTGATCAAGAGTTCAGGGTCATCAACAATCTCACCCGAGTCCACATAACCGATATACACACCATAGTGGATATCTTCATTCTGAAACTCTACAACAACCTTAGACCCGAGCACGGGCACTTGCATGTTGTTGGAATTCTGATTGTTACCGAACCCTGAAGCAAGGAAGGGGGAGAACCACGGAAGGTCCTTGGGTGGACCTTCTAAAAGATTGGGTATCGTCAACTTGACGCGTTGCTTCTTCAGTGGGTCCTCGTTGAACACCACGGTGCCGACAAAGTACCCTGCGTATGAACCATCCTGTAGTTGGTTCATGTTGTTCATCAACATGGGAATCCTTATTCAAACTGCGAGATATCCGATGCGTCCGTTACCTCAGGGCCGTTGTATCGATGGAACGGCTTGATCACGTTAGAAGCGAGCTCAAACTTCTCGTAGTAATTGTTGGCATGGATATAGATAGCATGAGAGGTGATCCAGTAGTCCAGGTTGAACAGCTTGGGGGAGTACGTAGTGCTCAGGTCAAGCGTTAGGTTCACATAGTCCAGAACTGACAGAGCAGTGCGCTCTGGTGTGATGATATCAATGCGGTTCAAGAACACATTAGACAATCGCCGGTTCTGGTACAGAGCCCGTTCATAGTAAGGATGGACATTGCCTGGATCTATGGGGGCGTACCGGACCTTGGCTTGAGGGACCACCCCACGGATCTTAGAGCTGACGAGTAGCTTACCCGGATTGAGCTTCCGTATCTGCACCTGCTTGTGCACTGGATTCAAATTAGCCGCCAGCAGGTCTTGCTCGATCCGAGTCTCCCTATAGTTGGTCTGGTGGTTGGCCGACCCGGTCTTCGCTTGCGGTATGAAGTCCGTGGTGTAGATGTACCCAGCACGAGGGTCGGGGAACAGGAACTTCGCTACAGGGGCCGGTGGGTCCTGCATATCCAGGTAGCGGAGATTCTTCTTAGGTGTGATCCCAAGCTGCATGCAACTCCTCTCGGAGCGATAGCCACGTTCACTTATTTGACGAGCCCACTCGAAGTAAGGAAGGTTGCGAGGCAGCCACAGCTGGCGATCCACGGTAGGTTTCACCTTGGAGGTCATACCGCACAGGCTGGCGATCTCCTCTATAGCACCAGCAGAGGTCTTCTCAATTGGCTTGGTCTGGGAGGCGTGCCAATATATGGGTACATCCAGATAGGCATCAAACTCATACCCGCTGCCTGTGGCATTCAGAGGCTTCTTGTACGAGTTCATCCGGAATATGTAGGTGTCGGATACTGGTTCCGTCCACGGCTGGATAACCAGCGTGATCTTGGTGCCGTCAGCAAGAAACTTAGTGTTGGCGAAAAACTCCGTTGAGTCTTGCAGCCTCATGTGTAGCATCGGAACTCCGATGCGTGTTGAACACGAGATATGCAGCATGTCCAGGCTGTTCAGCCGCTCAAACGGGAACTCCTCATCATCGAAATATATCTTTAGCCGGAGCCTGTCTTCGATTTCATAGGGCATTAGAGCTCCTCGTACTCAATGATACCACCCACGGATTCTCTGGCCTCCAAGAAGGCAATGACCGACCGCCGCTCCGGCAGCAGGAGGCGGGTGCCTGGTGCAATATCCTGCAAGGGGTCCAGCAGTCCATTGAACTCCAAAATGAGCCACCATAAGCTCTGGTCACCTAGATAGGTGTGGGCAATACCAGGTAAATTCGCTTCTGTGGACGCGTCTACCGTTATGACCCGGGTCGCATCCATGCTGAACCTGGCGTTCTTAAATTTGCTGTCGTGGAAGTTGAGATCCAACCCGTCTTCCGTCACTGGCATATATCGAGCGGAATCAAAGCGTGCCATTATGGAAACATCCCAAGTTCGTCGGAGCCACCCTCAGTGAAGTCCTGGTAGTACTCGTCACCAGAGATCCCTCCACCTTCTGTGAAATCTTGGTAGTACGACTCATCATACGTACCACCATCCGCGAAGTCATCGTAGTAAGCAGACCCGTACCCACCATTGCCGCTAGATGCGGATCCGCCCGCTTTACCACCTGTAGTATAGGCATACGCACCAGGAGCAAACAGATCAGGCATGTCCTGCTGAGTAAGCACGTAGAAGGTTTTGAATCCTACAGTGCACTCTACCCTCTGGAAGACACCATCCTCTAGAGGCTGGACTGAAAAGTTTTGCGCAACTGAAGTGATGACCACCGACTTGAACAGCATCCGGTCACCGATAGACAGAGAGATGTTGTTCTTGATAGAACTCAAGAAGGCATTGCTGAAAGGCTTCAACGCAGAGTTGACCCCATCTTTGATACTCATCGCGGACTCCCCTGTTATGGCCGAGGACAAGGCGGAGCCTGTACCACCTAAGGCATCCATCAAAGATCCGGAATTCTGCTGCAGCTTATTAAGGTCAACACGAGGGCCTGGGGCCTCCAGAAGACCACCCGCTTCTTTCTCCTCTGGTAGCACCAGGGAGTATAGATCGCGCAGAGGCTTTTGGATATCACGTTCAGAATCGCTTTCCACCTGGAAGATCAATGGGAGACTGAAGCTGATTTCGGTGGAACCTTGCCACACCTGGGCAGTAAGTGCCTTGGTGGTCAATTGCAAGCCCAGCATTTTCATGCTTTTACCTGCAATCTCCGATAGCATACCGTTCCCGGACAGCAAGCCCGACAGACCTTGCGAGAAGGCTTCTTCATAGCAAGCCCCTAGGTCCATAGAGAACTCTTGCGGCAAGTTCGCCACAATCGTGATGTTCTTGTCGTTGCAGGCAATCACTGCCATGTAGTTAGGGTTGAGAGTCTCCGGGGTCCGAGTAGCTACCCATTGAGTGGAGGTCAGTAATCCCATGGTATTTCCTTAAGTGGTTGACAGGAGGAGTCCTCCAGGTCCAACAGACAGATTGTCAAAAGCTCCGTAGGCCAGTTTACCTTGGTTGATAACACCTTGAGAGGAGTCGACATCCGTGCCTTCGAAAGCCGATCCGGACCGAGTATGCTGCTCTGTCCATGACTGACCAGCTTTCCTAGGTGGCCTAGAGGGAGAAGGTTCTTCACGTTCGGCCAACTCGACCTGTGCGACTTTGGTGGGACGCACCGTCACTGTTTCAGGTGCGACCCTCGCGGAGGGTAGGGAGGTTGGGGCCACCACCGTCGAGGCAACTTTAGGCTCCGATGGTATAACTAGAGGTGCGCGTTCCTCCACAGATGCTGTATTGGAGGTGGATGGAGTGTTCTTCAGGGATGCATATTTAGACTCCAGCATAGCTGCGGTGTTGTCCACGTATTCCCGAGCAGTACGCGCGGACTTCCCACCTGCATTCTTGCGAATGGCAGATTGAGTTCGTGACGACAAAGTAGAGATTGGAGTTTTCTTGCTCTTAGCCGCTATCAAGAGCTCCTTAGCCGCAGTAGGGCCAAGCTGGTGTGTAAGGTATAGAGAAATGGGGGAGGTCTCTACACCAAGCTTGTCTAGAACTACCTTATTCTTCACAGCAAGGATCATGCCAGCTTCAATGTTAGCCTCAGCGTCAAACCGATTCTTCAAGCTGACCCGTGAAGCAGTATCACCTGTGAACTGGTAGATGCCAATGGCGCCAGTGCTAGAGATGGCGTTAGGGTTGCCTCCACTCTCCATGGCTGCAACCTTTAACATAGTGTCCGGGTTCAGCCCATATGCACGAGCTTTGACTTGAATCAGTTGCTTAATTCTAGAGGACATACCACCGGAGGCAGACGTGTTAGCCTTCGAGGTCTTCAGCCGGATGATCTGATTGGCTTCTTCCTGCGTGTAAGAGCCGTAGGTTGCTATAGCCGTAGACCCAGGAAAGCTGGGGAAAGTAAATTTCCCGCGATAGCCTTCAGGTAGAGGTCTTTTAGATAGGGTTGACTTCGGGGTGCGCTTCTGAGTAGAGTCGGATGGTCGGTCAGCATTAGGTGCTGTACCCTCTTGCGTATCCGCAGATTCTGATGTGTTAGACTTAGGTTTCCAGTCAAACAGGCCGAGGATCTTTTCCTTCCAATTAGTGTAAAACTTCTTGGCTTCGGGCTTCTTTGGTTCCTTCAGTTCAGGTGTCTCTACCTTGGTAGCATCCGGCTCTGCAGGTGTAGGGATAGGTTCAGGTAGATCCAGGTTTTTCTCCTTTGGGAGAAGTTCTCCGGGATCCTCCTTATCCTCTGCATCTAGTACCTCATCGTCTGGGTTACGGACTAGAGACTTGTAGGCAACGGATATCAGTACAGCGCCGACTACGAGGGCGGCTGCTTGGGGCAGCAACCCGCCAGAGCCTGAAGGAGAACGGGGTTTCATCCACGAACTCTTCTCAGACACTAGCGAGCCTACCGCCGCATACTGGCGGGTCTTACTCGGTGTATACATTTCCGATTGCTTCTAATAAGTAGGTAGCTCTAGTCTCATACGAGGGCTCCCATCCACAATCCAGATTAACCTGCAAACAGCCCCGCATTCATGACGAAGAACCCGCCGTCGGAATACGAGAACGTAGGCACGGAGCTCGCGCTATTGCCTGAAGGGCTGGAAGCGATGCCCCGAGGGTTTGAACCTTTGGACACTTGATCGTTAGACTGGTGGCCAGGTACCACATCCTCCGGGATGTTTGACTGCTCCTCACGTACGACGGACGGTGCTACATCAGTGACCGTGGAAGGTCGTGAGGATTTAGCTACCGTAGTAGACGCACGAGCGGATTGAGAACCAGGCACGTCAGCCGAGTAGACTCCTTGAGAGGCAAGCACCTTGGAGGTACCAGCCGCTTGTAGGTGCCACGCTTCACCACGTACGGGCCTTGAGAACCCGTACTTTGACAGCAAGCCCATAGAATCCAACTCATTAGCTTCCCGGGAGTTGATATCCAGGGCCAGCCCCAACCCATGCGAAGACTTACCTGGAGGGGCAGCTTTAGAGGGATTCTCCTTGTACAACCTAGCTTGATCTTCGGGGGAGCGGAAAGCAGAGTTGATCTGAATCGTCCCCTTACCACCCCGGTCCTTGTACTCTTGAGCCATCGCCACAAAGTTTTGCTGAACCCCAGGCTTGACTCCATCAAGATCTACTTTACCACTGGTCCGGAACAGCTTTCCTGCCGCTTCTTTAAGGCTGCTAAATTTTGTGGCAACCGTCTCTATGCCACGACTGGTAGTATCAACTGCGGAGCTATACCCAGCAGAGGCTGACTTGCCCACGGATACTGCAACGGTTTTTGCAGTATCCGTAGCCTTTGTGAGAACAGGTGCTGCAGCAACGGCAGCCGACTTAACAGTAGCCGAAGTATCGCGGGCAATGCCCTGGGTAGCCTTGACCAAGCTGGCTACTTTCGGTGCCTGTTCTTCTACAGTGGTTCTAACCGACTCTGCTACTCTCTCCGGTGCGTGCTTAGCAACCTCAGCTACAGTTCCCGCGGAGTCTTTAAGGAAACCTAGGCCAGAAGCTACGAACGTACCAGCAGAACCAGCTGCTTTTCCGAATGCGGAGTTCTTCCAGGCCGAGGAGATGGCACTCCCTAGTTCCGAGAGCTTTTTCGCCGGATTATCTAGGAAGTCCTTGAACCAGTTGACCCCATCGCTGATAAAGTTGATCACCTTCGTGACCGCACCAACTACAGAATCAATGCCGTCTAGAATCTGTTCCGAGAACTTCCCGTAGATAGCAGTACCGATCTGCCAACCAGCATAGGCGGCGCTCATGACTGCGGCGATAGGACCTAGAAGAGCAGCTGCCCTAGGTATGGCAGATACAAGGTACTTGCCAAACTTGGTAGCGACGCCAACCAGAGCACCGACCGTGGAGCTAATAGCACCCACAGCAGCAGCCAGCATACGCCCAACCATGGTGGCACCGCTGAGCAGGAATTTGCCTGCAGTCTTCAGCATTCCGAGAGAGCCTCGGAGGAACCCTTTCCCTAGAAGCTTCTTCAGCCCAAGAGCACCGAGAAGGCTACCAACTAAACTACCGATGGCACCACCAGAATCTCCCATATCTTTACCATCAGACTTCTGTTGAAGAACTAACTGTTCCAGCAGCGCGACCTGACGGCGGAACAAGCGCCGATCTTCGTCATCTTGAGTGTCCTTCAGAGCAGTTTGAGCGTCTGTAGGTGCATCCAGCTTCTTCTGTTCCAGACCTTTGCTCGGCAGTGGCACCACTGGTACGGGATTAGTGGTACGTTGAGTGTACGTAGGATCTGC